ATAGATATTCTCTCTTGATCACTAGAATGTGGTGTCACATAATGAGCAACTGTAGATGGCATCAAATATAATTTACTAACTTCAGGTCGAATTGTCCACTCACACCAATGATCAATATCAGCAAATGCAGCATTATGATTTGAAGCATCTTGCCTAAGAATAGTGAAGTTTCCTTCTTGCTCTCCAAGATTATCAGGTAACATTGGATAATAAATTCCAATTACTGAACAACCAGGATGTGTATGATAGACATTATATGCCATTCCTTTGTTGATGTTAATCCACCAACCAATTTGATCATCACCAACTCTAGAAGGAGAATTACAACATTCTAACATATCATTTGTTAGATCAATTACATTCCTAGCAAGATTTTGAATAGCAGGTGTAACTCCTCTTCTAATTTGTGCTAATTCATATACTTGACTTTGCCAACCACCACCAAAGTTAGACTTACTAACTCCGTTTGGATATTTTTGTTTCAGTTCAAGACATTCATCAATAATTTCCTGATTGTTAAAGTCTAAATCATAACCAAAAACTGGAGTGGTAAAGAGATCAACTCTTGCTCTTGCACCTACTTCTATAGGAACAAAGTTATCATCATTCGGATCTATGTCGGGTCTAAATTTATGTTCTACCATTATCTTGGTGCCCTCGGATTTTTAAAGAAAAATACTTGATTGATTCTAAACTCAGCATCACTATAATGATCTGCAAAATAATGTTTACCAGTCAGATCCATACTGTGATAGTAATATGATCCCTCAAACATTACAAATCGATTGAACTTAGACCGAAATCTAACTACAATTTCCCATAGATTTTTAGGTGTCCATGGAATAGCATGTTCATCCCGTACACCATCATTTTCGTCCAAAGGTAATACTTCTGGATCATCAGTAATCAATGGTTTATATAAATTTGTTCCTATCTCATCTTTCTTTGAGAGATAACAAATACCATTATATCCTCCATCATGATGAGGCCACCAAAAATGACTATCGTATGGGTTTTCTTTAACTCTCGAAAATCTTGTGAAGTTAGTTACAATTTCATCATCTAGTGGTTCTTGATTGCAAATACCAGAAACCTTATCATATAATGAACATATGCCAGGATGCTTCATCATATGTCTACGATCTTCAAAATACTTGGTATTGAGTGTTCCTCTACCTAAATCCCAATCTGGTCCCACTTTCCACAGTGGTGGTTCAATAGAAAGCAAGTAATTATATACATCATCAGGTCGTTTGTAAAAGTTATCCATCCAATAGATGTTGGATACTTTATCACCATCAACAAACTCAATGATATTCATATTTGAGAAATCATTAGTCTCAAATAGTGTTGGATCTTTGCCTAAATCTTTCATAAAAATATCTCTCCTATTTTCTTATCATCTAAACAAAAACCAAACACCCATAGTATTCTAGGAGTATTACCTTCAGTTACTGTAACTTCATGATGAACCTCAGACACTTGATAGATCAGAAGATCTGTAGCATCTAAGTCATTATATTCTACACCACCAATGATAGTATGTCCACCCCTATCTGCCTGCTGTGTGATGGCATTGAAGTGAACTGTTTTTGTATTTGGATAGTATGTAGGATCAATGTGTTCTTCTATTCTTCCACCAGAATATCCAATACCATTTACAATCCCATGACTATATGATGGTGGACCTTTATATCCATCTAAGTCAAAGTAATTTATAATTCTTTGTCTGACAATGTGTGCAGCATCAGGATATTGTATATCTGGAGCAACATCTTCATTTGGAAATCGAGTTGTAAACCTTGTTCCAGGATTGTCGGGATCCATGTTAGCATCCTCAAAGAACTCTTGATGGCAGTTGTCAAGGGTCCATTGATTTAGTTCTTTCACATCATCTTGAAACAAAAAGTTTCTAAGAACAAATGATTTAGACATCACTTGTAAAGTATTCACCAGGTCCTTGAGCATTTTCTTCTTCAAAAGAGAAACACTCATACTCTACATTGATGTTAAATGATAGAATAATTCTATCTACATCACTCTGATTTGGTGCAGTATAGTGAAGAACATATGATGGGAAGAATATAATTGATCCTTCTCTAATTCCTGGTGGAATGATGTTAGATGTTTCAACATCTGCCAGGTTTGGATTTAGAAAGATGGTTGGTGTATGATGTTTGGGATCAAATTGAATGAAGCAAACTGCACTAAATCCTTGAGATCCATGATTGTGGACCTGATGAAACTTACTGGTTGATGCTTTCTCAAACCATGAAGTGCAAACATCAACACTACATTCAAATGTGTCAGCAAGTGCCTCTAATTCTTCCTTGAAGATGTCCATGATGTCTTCATCATAGGTCTCTCCACTATCATGATTATGATGATAGTCTGTCTCTACATCTAGACTGGTTTCACTTCCTGTTGCTACCTTAAATCTAGACTTATCTGCCTTTCTTTTCTCATACATCCTGAGAAGTTCTTCTTTCTTTTCCTCCCAACTTTCTACTTTAAGATGTAAAAGAGGAGTGGAGAACATCGGAATCAGATACTCTTCATTTCCTTGTGGTGGATCACCATAAATTGCAAAATTTGTCATCTATTTCTTTTTAAGGTGTCTTTTTTGTAATTTTAACACTGCTGTGAGTGCTGTGTCAAACTTACGGTATAGTTTCCCTGTTGGTTTTCCTTCAATAATGGTGGTATATTTTTCTTTTTTACCTGCCATCGGAATCACAACAAAGTTTCCATCATCTGAGCAGTATTGATTGCGAAAATCAGGTTCTAACAGTGATGAGTTATTATATGTATACTTCATAGATCACCTCTTGATTGTAGAAACAGCAGCACCACCTTGCTCAAACACAATGTCAACAACAGTTTGGATCTTTTGAGCAGTTTGAATACCCACTTTGTTGTAGGTAGGAACACAAACCAGACCGAAAGACTTGGTATACTGATCAAGTTTACCAGGAATGATGCTGCCATTGCGAAGACCTTCAGCATCATCTTTGTGCAGACGGATCACACGTCCGATGGTCTGACTGATACCAATGTAGTCCATGGACCGCATGAAGATCACAGCATTGAGACCAGAAACATTGATACCTTCTGAGAGGATGCTGTGATGAAGCACAACAAATTTCTTCTCATTGTCCTTGCCCCATGCACTCAAAGTCTCAAAAAACACCTCACGGTTGACCTTACGACCATCAATCACAGCACCAGTCTTGGCAGTGATATACATGTAAGAATAACCACGGATCTCTAGTTGGAAAGTAAAGTCAGACTGACCAATCAGGTTGACAATGTTCTTCGTAGACTTGGAGCAGATCAGTGCTTTGTCAGCACCAGTCTCGTCAATAGTTTTGATTAGGTGAGCAGAATCCCGTGCAGGGACATCAGCAAACAGATCAGCATTGTCCAGTTCGTTGACAACAACCTTAGGAGGAATGATGAAACCGTTGTTGATAAGTTCAGGTGCAGGAACCTGACAGATCACATCACCATAGACCTCACGATCATTCATGCCAGGTTTCATCACCGTAGCAGAGTGTTTCGGAGTCGCAGTAAAGAAATAGCAACGATCAGCAATGTTGCTGAAGTGCTCAGTAGGAGGAAAGAAGTTACGGGTGACAGAGTTATGGGATTCATCAAAGTAAATAGTATTGACTTCAATATCTGCCTGCTGAACTTTATGCAGGGAGTGATAAGTGGTGAAGATAATGCAAGAATCACCAGCAGTCCGAGCAACATTAGCAAACAGATGAATCTGGTCTGCTTTAGTGCTGCTGAAGTGCTGTGTTTCACCACTGTGAACGTGCATCACATGGACATTCTTGGTGTCAATCAGTTCCAGAAACTCACTGCAAAGTTGCTCAGCAAGAAGAATACGAGGAGCAACAACAACAGTAGTGGTGCCACTGCTGATTGCATCGTGACATGTAATAGTATCTTGGATCATGGTGATAGTCTTACCACCACCAGTCGGAACAATAATCTGACCCTTGTCAAATGCCAGCATAGCATCACATGCACGTTGCTGATGAGGACGAAGAGAGATGGTCAAGTGGTTTCCGTGTCGATGAATATAATATAAAGCACCCTGACCCGAAAGTCAAGGTGCCTGTGACAGTTCTCAAACTGGTCCTATCAGATCATTTTGATCGTCTCTTGTTGTTTGAAATATAATTTTACATATGACTTAAGCATTGTTCGTAGACCCTCAATATCTTCAATCTTATCAATATCCCTTGAAATTTTCTCATATTCAAAAGATTTTGATGGTGTTTGTAATGAAATTTCAGATGGATCCATGAAAATACTCCGTTACTAGTGTCTTAGCATTATATAGATAAGTCTCAGAGTTGTCAAGAGCTTTCTTTTCCAACCCCGACAAACGTAGTCTAGCAATGTTTAGGGATCTTGTCAATAGAACCCAGCATCAATCTCAACATTTACAACATTTAGAACTTCTTTGACCTCTTCACCAGTGTCAACAGTATTTGCTTCAAAGATTGTAGTAAGTCCAAGTGTATTGTTTATGTTAATATAGAGATTTTGTAACTCCATCTCTGATGGAAGTCCTTGAGGTAGGACATAACGATCTCTTCCTACTTCACCAGTTCCAGGATCAGGATTTACATCAGTGCGGATTGCAACTCTTCCAGCAGATTGATCATAGAAAATACCAGCATACTTATGAGTTGAGAGACCAACGTCATAACGTGCCATCAAAATACCAGCATCACCAGTATTTCCTGCTGCTACATTAGGTGGAATAAGTGTGCCTTCATTCAGTGGATCTTCAATGAGACCAAGTGTAAGGAGGTTGTCTCTGATGTTGACATCTTGAACGTTTAGTCTTGCCTCAACACCATTGAAGAATGCACTGTTAGCAGTTAAGTCACTTGTAATTCCAACATCACCAGTTCCATCTTCCATTGCAATACAAATAGTTCCACCACCAGCACGCATTGTGCCTGTGCCTACCTGTAAATCACCTGTAACAGTCGTTTTTATATCACTATCCATCGTGATATTTGCTTGACCGTTACTTGCACGGATCTCATCACTACCTACTTGAATTGCACCAGCAAATATGGTATTCTGGTTAGATTGTAGTGTTATGTTAGTATCACCAGTGCCTGCTTGAATTTCATTACCTTCAACTCTAATTGCACCAGTGAAACTTGTTAATTCTTGATTATCAAACATCAAGATATTAACTGTACTATCAGATGCTAGAATTTCATTTCCACGAATTTCAATGTCACCATAGAAAATAGTTTTAGTGTCACCAACCAAAGTAATGTTAGTGATACCAAATCCAGTCTGAATATCATTACCACCAACAATTAAATCACCTTCTGTAGCAGTAAATGTTCCAGCAGTGCCAACTGTAATAGCAGTTCCACCATCATCTGCCTGAATAACATTCTTACCAAGTCTTAAGAAACCAGTAAGTTCAGTAACATTATTTCTAATGGTGGCAATACCAAGATCATTAGCACCAATCAGAACATTAGGTGCTTGCTTGAATAGTTCTGCGTTCTGAGATGTGTCTGCAATGTTAATGTCATTCTGATCACACTTAATATAAGTACCACCAATTTGTACCCAACCAGCAATCGCTACATATGTGTTATCAACAAGTGTAATTGCAGTGTCACCAGTAGATGCTTGAATATCATTTTGTGAAAGTCTAAGTCTTGTCAGTTCAGTAACATTACTTCTAATTGATGTAAATCCACCATCAGCACTTTCTCCCTCACCAATATCAATATATTTTGCTTGACTTGCAAGATTAAGTTCAGTAACACCATAGTTTAATAGGTCAAATCTTAAATCTGGATTTTCTAGTGATGCGTTAATTGCAGTACCAAGAACATTCAGATTATTATGTACGAATAGACTTGTTCCAAAAGCATCTAAGTAGAAACCTGGGTTTACAAATAGTTGACCACCAGCATCAGTTTGATTTTGCCCAGAGTTTGCCATTGCTGGGTAGAAAAACTCTGGATTTGTGCTATTAGTTTCGTCTTGCTTATATAAATCTACGTTATTTGCTTGGAAAGCAGTAGAGACATACGCATTATTGTAACTACCACTAATGACATTTAAGAATCCATTGATTGTTGCAACACCAACATGATTAAAGAAACCTGCACTATCAACATTGGCAAATGTTGCTTTACCAGGACCAACATCTAGATAAACTTCATTCTCATCAGTTCCACCAACACCAGCAACAGATAAGTAAGCAATAGTTGCACCTAGACCAACATCTAGGTTTACCATATTTACCTGACTGTCTGTTCCAGCAGGACCAATATCTAAGAAGTGATAGAAACCGTTTTCCCAACGTCCACCTTCAGATCCAATAAACGCATGTGGTCTACCATCAGCAACTTTTGGTAGTAGATCGGTAAGTGTTGATGTGCCAAAGTTAATACTTGTTCTATTTCCATTGGCAGCAGCACTTCCATCTGCCATTCTTAGATCACCAGAAGCAATACCTATGAAGACTTCTGGAACTCTAAATGCAGTATTGTTAAAGAAAGTGTTTTCTGCTGCACCTACGGGATTACTATAATCAATACTAGAACCAACTGAAATAGAACCATCAATTACAACAGACTTACCAACACCCAAGTTTGCCTCAATTTGAGCACCACCATTTGTAAAGATTGCTGGATATCCTAGTTCATCAGTTTCACCAGGTGTATTCTGGAACTCTGAATTAAAAACTCTAAGTGAAGCACCAACACCAGCAGTAGGATGTCTTACAATATCAATACCTTCCATAACAGTTACTCTGTCATAGAAAAGTGATTTTGGAACAACAACGAATTCGGTTCCAAGTCCAGTTTCACCACCATTTATTGGATCTGTGATTAAAGGATCACCACCATTAAAGTGAACTCTACCAGAAACATAAAGTGCTACATCTTTTTGAGGATCTCCAGCACCAACATTATCAATAACAACTAAACCATGTACTGAACTATTATCATCAGCAGATCCGATTGGTGTACCACCAGGACCAGTAACTGCAACACCAATTTTAGCGTTAGATCCAGAATTACCTTGTGCTCCATTGACAGGAACAGTCTCTTGACCAATATATACCGTTCCAAATCCAGTATCACGGGCAAGTGTTGTAACACCAACTACTACAAGATCCCTAGTTGTTGTTAGTCCACCTACGTTTAACTTAGGGAATGTAGCACCGAAACCAGTGATGGCAGCAGTAGATCCATTATCAACGTTTAAGTCTCCTTCAATATAAACATCATCTAGCAAATATGATTCGTTAAAGTTGATCAGTGAATCATCAGCACTAGAACCTCTTGACGTTCGTTCTGTTAGATAATCACCGACCGTACTACCGATGCCTACACCACCTAGCATGACTAGGGATGTTGTTAGTCCTATATTTTGATTTGCATCTCTAACTTCAACGAAAGACGCAAATTGAGATAGCTCTCTACTATTTCTAGTCATCTACTATTCCCTAGCTAGGTGGATCTCTTAAGAGTATTTAGTTTCTCACAATCTCCTATTTATTATCTAGGATACATCTGACCAGACTGTGGTCTTCCTGGTGCGTTCCATCCACGTTCTTGTGCAGTTAGTCCTACAATAGAAAAATTAACACCATCTAAATTTGCATCACGAAATAGAGGATTAAGTGTTTGATCTGCTGTTGCACCAATATCGTTGACATAATCTACCAACCAAGCATATTGATTTCCGCCACCCGTAGTATCACCTTTTGCCTGAGTGAATAGTATTGGTGCTTTATGTTGATATGTATAAGTCTCAAGACCGATTGATTTATATGGTTCTGATCCATCTCCCGTGGAAGCACCATGAATTGCAGCAACCTTTGTGCAAGAGTATACGTTTGGAGTTGTACTGCAAGTTTGGTCAAACTGGATAGGACCAGGAGCATTTGCAACTACACCAGCAATACCTTCTTCTATGGTATTCATCTTGGTGACAAGTTTACCACCCTGAGAGTGACCGAACAGGTAAACATCACCAATAGTTTTAGAACCACCTTGTGCCGCAATATATGCGTTCAAAGAATTTTTAACCCATCCAACTGCTGCTCTTGTGTAGACAATATTATCTCCCATCAAAAATGTTGATGCTTCTGTACCAACACCACTTATATTAAATTGTAATGTATTGGAAATATGATCCTGTGGGTATGCAGCAGAGAAGATAATTAAATCTCTACAATTAAGACCACCTGTATCTAGGAAAAAATTAAGAGAAGTTACTGCTGCATTTCCAATAGTTGTAGTATCATCATCTTCAAGAGTTCCATGAAATACAACTAGAACATCAATTTGACTTGCTGCTAGACCTGTGGGCACATATAATTTACCCATAACTGGATATGATGTACCATCTACAGTATGTGTCTCACCATCACTAGGAATGATAGTAAACTGTGCATTTGCAATAGGACCACCTGGATTAGTTGAACCAATAAAGTTTCTTATTGCTGCCTGAAGAGTAGCATTTGATGTAAATGCTGCATGAGATGTACCAGAAACTGCTGTAAGAGTTACATCTGCGTTTTCTGTTGCTGCTCTAAAACTAGTAGAAAGTCCAGAAGATTGGACTGTTGTTAAATCGGAAAGAGCATAATCTGCCATCAGATTCTCCTTGCACAGAGTGCAATACCTGAGGTCTCGATATACTGATTATATGAAGCATGAATTATTTCATAAACTTCAGAACCACTAATTGTAATTGTGTCTCCTTGCGTAAAGTTTGTTTCACTTGTATTATATCTGAAATCAATTAAAACAAAATCGTCTGGTAGATAATACGGACAAGGGATCATTTTAGAACAAACTGGTATTCCTTTAATAACAGCGTTATAATCCAATTCTGCAGGAGAATTGCTATTTGGATAAATTGCTTTGTTATTACCTGAAGTTCTTGCATATATTGCATTCGGACCATTAGCATTACTTTCATGATAACCATAAGTAGTTGAAGTTTGTCCACTCCAATCATTATTATGACTTGAATATGTAGACATTGTAGATTCATATCTATCGGCAAAAAATGTTCTTCCATCACTATCTGCATTACCATTTGCACCCATATAACCAACAAATGCTGATCTTAAAACTGAAGTATAACTCATAGCATCAAGTGGACTTTGATTACTATAAGAACTATAAAAGTTTCCGTTAGTTAATGTATCAAAATTTATTCGTGCATAATTACCATTATTTGTATTAGTACAAGCTGCTGGTCTAATAAAAGTTATCCCTGGATTATAGCAATAATCATAATCCCATAATGATGAAGTATAATTGTGAAGGAAGAATGTTAAAAACACATTATCATCAATTGTTGAACCTGCTAATGATGGTTGACTAAAGGAAAATATTGCAAATTTGGGATCGAGAGCAGACTGATAAACTCTTAACTTTAAATCATGAGTTGTTGGAGAACTTGTTGTAGCAAATCTGAGAGCATTTGAAAAACTGCTTGTATACGCAGTATCACAAGATCCATGTTGGGTCGTTCTAAATGCAGAGTCAGTAGAGTTTTGTCTAGAAGTATATCCATCTGCAGATGTTACATTATACCATGCAGATACTGCTCTATCTGGTACACTATCATTGTCGGCAGATGCATCTACCCATCGTGTTCCAGCAAATCTGTATTGATACCCAGAATAACCATCTCCATTATTAAATGGACTAGCCTGAGATACATTGTAGTTGGTGTCATATTTGGGTGAATATGGATGGAATCCAGTTCCTACACAAAATGATAAGTTAAAGTCAGACCAAACTTGAAATCCTCTATAAGTTGTGCCATATTTTTTACCAGATTCAATCTCATGTCTTAAGACACCAAAAGGATATTCACTTCCAATTCCAACATGCTTTTGATAAAATGTAGTTGTAGATCCATATGATGTTGCATTACTTCTTCCCGCAACACTTACAGTAATACCTAATCCAGTAGCACTAACTCCACCAATTAAAGATGGATTAAAAGTTAAATATTCACCATTGGTATATCCTACACCAGGACGATTTACACGTACATCATTAATTGAACCACTACTTCTAAAGATATTAAAACTCGCACCAGTGCCAATTCCTGATGTCGTTGATGCTTCAACATCAAAATAATCGTCACTATTGCCAACTAATTCACCACCATTTCTATAAATGATATTTGTAACAATACCAGTTTGAGTTGCACCATGGAACTCTACAATTTCAAATGCTTCTTCAAGTGCAAGAATAACATCAGATCTTGCCCAACCTGCTGATTTTGTAATCGTACTGATGGATGCTGCCATTGGTTTTATTTTTTAGTTATTTATTAAATCTAGGATACATCTGACCTGTTGCAGGTCTGTCTTGACTACGGTTAAAGACATTTACCGTACCATGTGTATATGTAACATCAAATGCTCTTAATCGCACACCACCATTAGTTGTGGTAATATAAAAAGGACTATCTCCTGATCGAATAGTGCTACCAGTTGTAAATCTAGTAGCAGTATTGAACATACTTTGAGATGGTACAGTTATATGTGAGAAAGAATAGTCTGCCATTAGGTTGTCCTCGCACAGAATGCAATGCCTGTTGTTCCTGATCCTTGATAGTATGATGCAACAATTACTGTGTATATTTCACTACCACTAATTGTAATTGTATCTCCCTGATCAATGAATTCGTTACTTGAACTGTAATAGAAGTCAATCAATACAAAGTCATCTGGTAGATAATAAGGACAAGGAACCATCTTTCCACTAATTGGAATTCCTTTAATAACTGGATTAAAATCAACACCTACCGTATCTTGTGTTGTATTATTTCCAAGATTAACTCCATAATCTTTACGGTTTATCGAAGAATTTGTTGATCTATGATAAATGAGCATTTCAGTTTGATCACCAGCGTAAGTAGATGATCTTGATGGAACTATTTGTGAAGGATAGTCGGTGGTAGTGTATGCAGTAAAGTCATCTTCATTATCTATTAAAGCATAACCAAACTCACCAGCACGTTTTGCTGGTTCATCAGCTGCACTGTGATCATGAGTTCCTCCAAGCCATGTAGTGAAACGAATAGATGGATTTAAACCACCTTGTCCATTATCATCGATAAATGTTGTTCCTGAAGTAAAGCATTCATCTAGATCCCAAACATTTTGTGAGAAGTTATGGAAAAACCAAGCATTGGCACTTCTTCCGTCCCATCTTGTTGCTGATACCTCTGGTTCATAATACGAAAATACTGCGAAATCTGGATCAATTCCTGATCTGTAAATGTTTAAATCAAGTCTTTTGTTAGTAGTTCCACCATGAGTTAGTGATGCATTTGTATGCGCTTCCATCTGACCAGAACCCACTCCACTTTCAAATGATCCATATCCATAATCATAAATGGAATTAAGATGACCACAATCTAATCCATCTACTCCAACAAATCTCTTACCATACCCATGTCCACCACTATAATATCTAGTACCAGATCCAGTTTTTGTTGAAGGATGCCATCCAGTACCAACCCATTGAGTGATAGAGGTGTTGGTATTATACGGGCAAAATAATCTATATGTTGCACCAAACTTTTTATTCTCATCAAAACTTTGTCTCCAAATTGCCCATGGTCTGCTAGTATTCGTATAGTCAACATGATACCAACTATTTGTTGTACCAAAACCAACTGTAGAGATAGTACCAGAAGTTGCTGCAGTTACAACTACATTACCTACATCATTATTGACTTGAGATCTAATGTCTGAACTATCTTCACGTAGATAATATTTTCCTGCTTGACCAGATAATGGAGTAAAGTTTATAACTGAACCACCACTCGTAAACTGACTGTTAATATTAAAAACTCTATTTTCATTGGTGAATTCATGATAGAGAGTATCATTGATTGGATGATTTCTCCAACAAAGTGCTAGATCATCCCAAGAACTATTATTATCAAAACCTAAAGTGTCACCTTCTTGAATTTCAACATAGGTGTTAGTGCATGATCCAGAAACAAATCCATTTCTTCCCCATGCTTCCATATTGATAGGGTCATAACCTGTAAATGTGCAAACATAAGAATTACCACCTTCTATATCAGCTTCAATAACAACTGGAATTGTCATATCTATTGCACCATTTGCAGAACCACCAATATCTTCAGCAGAAAGTGTTACAACTTCTCCTCCAGTATATCCATAACCAGGACGATTCACCATGACTGAATCAACAACTCTGACACCCGAACCATTATCACCATCAAATGGACATCTTTGCACTAAGAATGATGCTCCAGTTCCAATACCAGTTGTTGCTACTGGAAATACATCATAGTATAATGGTTGTTTTGGATTAGCATTAGGTAGTGAACCACCACCATAAAATGTTTGAAATCCGCAAACCTTACCAGTTTCAGAAGATCCAGAACCAGCAATGCTGTGCCAACCTAACCACTCAAGACCTTCACCGAGTTGTTCTAATAGATTTACTCTTGTCCAAGTTCCTGCAATAGAAACTGTAGTTGTAGTAATTGCCATTTATTATGCCTCCAGTTGAAGAATGGTTAGGTTTGCGTTGATTGATTGTGTGCTTCCAGATAGATTTGTAATTGCCATATA